GGCCTAGCTTGACCGCTTCAATCTCGCCAGCGACTACGAGCTGACGAACACGCTGTACGGTCCTGCCGATGATCTCGGCTGCTTCGTTGACGCCCACGATTTGGTCGCTCCATGTCATGCCTGCATCCTATCAAAAAAAGTTATCCACAACGATAATTTTTTTGCCAAGTGACTTGACAATATTAGCGGTGACGCTAATATGTATACAGATCGGTGAGAGTCACTGATCGAACCCCGGCGTAGCCGGAAACCACCAAACGCTGGCAAGGCCAGCAGGAGAAAAACGATGAAAATGTTACTTGAGAACGGAACCGAAGCATGGCGTGAGCGCCTCGTAGATTTAATCGACCAAGCCGAAGCCGAAGCTGGAATCGAATTAGACTTAGAAAATTACGACCAACTCGCTGAAAACGTAAAATCTGAAGTCGCAAGCGCACTCTTTAGGTGTGGCGTAAATTACGGTTGGAAGTACGACGTCCAAGATATTTGCAAGGGAGGAAGCGACGAAGATCAAAAAGAGTTTGAGGCTGCTTTTGAGGCCGCACGAGCAGATTTCCTAGTGTGGTGCCGCAAGCTTCTTGCTGAGCAGGAGTGCGCGTAATGACGCCCTTAGCCGTACACTGGTTCCCCCCTGACTCAGACGACTGGTTTGAGTCAGGGGCGGCTTACTTCGGTGTTCCCAAAATGACTAGCCCGTCATATTTTCTGCAAGGGCTAGAGCTGGTACGGGAATTATTACGTACTAGGCCGGAGCCTGAGAAACGCATCATTTTTGCGCCTACAAAAGTAGCTCTGGCAGTGGCCGAAAGATTGAAGGTCGATTTGAAAGATCAAAGCGGTAAAGCGAGAGTTGCCATAGAACTATGGGAAGATTATTCAAAAATTCATGTGCTTGGTTTTATGGTAGGCAAGAAAGAAAAACCTTCCTTCGGCAGGGGAAATAATGCCGGAAAAAAGAAGCGCTCTCGCAATTCCGACCGCTTAAGTTCGGCCTGGTTGACTAGGCGCCGCCAGCCTGATGACGCACCTCACCCTTACATCAGCGTGGAGGCAGTCGTTTGACAGAGCCGCCTAAAGAAATCGTGATTTGGCTACCCCGCGAGGACGAACACGCCTTGGCTGCCAGCCTTGGTATGTGTGAGTCTGATCGAGAATTGCTCGAAGAGCTTGTCGAAAAAGGGCAAGAACAGATTGCGCGAGACTGGCCCGGTACGCCTGTCATAGTCAAGCGATGGCACGTCTGGCGGGTCGTGCGTGCGATGGCTCGCCTAGGCCTTGAGAACACACCAGGCGACCGCTCTGCTGCTTACGCCTGGCTGCTGGGGCAGGCACGGAAACAGTAATAGTTCATTGTAAATTCTGTGAATTTTACGTTTAGCCTATAAAAAAACTGACACCAATCCGAAGATTAATGTCAGTTTTCGGGGGGTGTGTAATCGATCCCCTTGAACACTAGGTTTCTTCATCAAGCAAACAATACACACATTTAACAAGAAGTCAAAGGTAGGTAGGTAGTGGTTCGTTTTTATCGTTCGACGAAAAAAGCCCGCCGTGCAAGGGCGGGCTTCGTCCAAGGGCCGTGTCTTGGTGACCGCTGGAAGTCCTAATTCATGTCAGACGGGTTCTATTCCCGTACGGTCCAATATTAGCGAATCGACTTTTTCGAGTCAAGTATTTTCGATTTTTAGTGGGGCTGATCTCTGATGACAACTCCCACCAACCGCTTCAAAGTGTCGGCGAACTACTTTCTATAGACATCAACTGGAGATTGTTTTGGAAAAACTAAACTTATTGACAATTCAAATGCTCGAAGAATTCTCTGATTTTATTGAAGAAGTGATAAGCACAGACTTAGATACCGGAGCTAGCTACTCGTCGTTGAGGTCTCAGATCATGAATGTTCTGGCCGATCCCACGCTTGAAACACTGGCAGCTAATGACTTGGTGATCGATGAAATGAGCAGAAAAGTATATAACGCTCGCCGAAGCGGGGAATTGAAATCAGGCAATACCCCGGTAGAGGATTCTGAATTAATAATCGCCGTCGAAAAAGATATAGCTATAGCAAGGAATAAACATGAAAGTATTAGATGAATACATTTCGCCCAATCAAATTTTCGTTTTCAAAGGTCGTAAGTTTCACGTACTTTCTGTGTGCAACATTGCTGTGACCACCAAGGTACTTAGTCCTGAAACACCCCACCTAGTTACTAAAATTCCTAGCGGAAGGGTCATGATACATATATCAGCACAGGAACATCAAAGCGTTGGCCCCAGCGCATTTTCAGCCAGTGTTAATGATAGCAATGACGATATCAGGGTTGTCGCTGGATTTGTCGAGCCGTCGATCGAAAAATATTACGACATCTTGTGTGAAGGTCACTCTGTGTGTTTTTCTGCCGAATGAAATACCGATCGATCAACTGGAAATTATCGTGGAATACCAAGTCAGCTTTCACGGCGTGTGGAATTGGATTCGGCAAGTCAGATGAGCTTGGTAGTCACTCATCCCCCGGCGGATCGCATCAACCGGGATGTTTGATCACCACTTGTTCTGTGGGCAGTCTTCCCGCTTGTCTCGGGCTTTGAGATTCAAAATACAGCCGCACGTTGGAAGGTTTTTATCTCGCAGCGCATCGATCATCTTACCGCAGGTACGAGGCTCGCCCTGACTCATGACGGCGTGATCGCATGACTTGCAGACTGACAGTCTGCGATCGAATTCTTCGTCGGTGACGCGGTGCTGCTGAAGAATTTGCGTTTGCGTTACTGACTTCGCAGCGTGCAGGGCTTTTCTAAGCAACGACTTGTCACGCTTGGTTGGTTTGATATCTGGTATGGTTTTTTCAGGATCGGTTATCGATCGCCAAACATCATTGGAGATCGTTGCATACACCCCTTCTATAGATTCAGAGGCGGCAACGATTGCCTCTGCCTTCGCGTTTCCCCAACGCGCTTTGTATTTTGGGATATTGACACGTCTCATGGATCACGAGCCCCATCGCCATCGGCATCAGTACCCTGAACACAGTTGGCCACTGAGGCGCATGGATTTTCACAGCGACAGCCGTTGTTGGTTATATCAAACGAAGCAGTGAATGATCCGTTATTACAATTACTATGTGTTACGTTGATACCTTTACAATTTTGGTTATCTACGGTTGGCGCTAAATCACAAGAGTTATCTGGCCTATTTCTAAAAGGAACGAAAGTAGGGCTAGCCCCTTTGATGTTTCGGGACCATCCATTTTCCCCGGCACTGTATCTAAATTGTCTGATTACAGTATAATCAGGCACGCCTACAATAGATACATTGACAGGTACTTCAAACAAAATGTTATTCGTACCGATCCAAACTGAAGGCCCATTCTGAGTTAATCTGACGGTTCCATCTGAGTATTCCTCAACGTAATTCTCTAGTTTGCTGGTGTCTGAAAAACAACAAGCTGGGTAGGTTGGTGTACCAGATGACGGGTGGTGTACTGGATTGCTACATGGTCCGTTCAGACATTCATTGCAATCAACAAAATCTTGTGCAACTACAACACTATCACTGCACACCGTACTGCAAAGCAGCGAGCCGCCACCTATTATTTGATTATTCACTAATGTAGTGGGCTTTACCTCAGCGTATTTTAGGGTGTGGCATACGCCGTCACTTGTTTTGATAACTACACCTTCTAAATCACACGGAACCACACCAAGCAAAGCACATAGGTGGTTTTCACGAACTACCTTGCCCGCATAAATACTTGCGGGCGGTCCATCATATAAAACATCCCAGCAAACATCAGTTGCACCGCCGCTTGATAGTTTCACCGTGCGTCCCAAAAACGTTGATAAATCTGCATAGGTGTAAATATCAAGCTCAACACCATCACAATTTACTAAACGATACCGACCACACGTAACAAGCTGGAAGTAACGCTCGGTAGGTGGCGGCGGCCACACAGGTGGTACGGGTGGTGGTACATCAACATCCGGCGGTGATGGTGGTGGGTTATGCACGCAGTCACCACAGCCGTTTGTCTTGGCATCAAGCTGCCTATATACGACCGCATCGCCTGGTATTTCGCGTGGGCTATCAGCCGTATCATAGTAAACACAATAGCCGTCTAAAATACCGTGTATTAGCCCTTCCTCAGCATCTTCTTCGCGCATCCAACCACCTGACCAACCTACACCACTTTGGCCCGTACATAGTTTGATTTGATAGCCGGTTTCGGGTACGCAGTTTGGCTCAAGATCACCATCACATATGCAGGATTGGCAATCAAGATAAATGCAGCGCGGTGGTATCACCACCGCATCAACGGGCATGCGTGTAGTAGTTTCTGTGAGATCAAGGCTGTGGCAGTAGCCTTTGATTCGTTTGTACACGTTTGTGAGGGCGGGGTACTCATCGAGCAAAGCTGTGATATCTTCAGCCCTTGCCCAGTAGGTTTGCCCGGGATCGTTTACGCCGGGGCACAGCGTATACTGCACGCCTTGATTACACACGCTGCAACCTTTGTCACGTTCAGGCTTCAAAATAGAAGCATCTTCAGGGATAAGGCTGGTGGTTCCGGGTAGCTCCCAGCAGTGGTCACCGTATTCGAATTCGTCGGGCACCTCGGGCAAATCGCCCTTGCGCACCCACAAATCACTAGGTGCTCCGTCTGTTGGTTCACCGGGGCATAGGGCTGCCAGTGCTCCGTCTGTGCAGTCACTGCAAGTATCGTAAAGCTTGCGGCCCGTGATCCAATACGCAGCACCTGGTGGCGTGACAGGGCTACCAGCGGGTACGTCAATGCAAATACCGCGGTGCGTGGTTACGTACGCGCTGGGTATATCGTTTCGCGTATAGACATACAGGTTGGCCGTATCGATGCCGAGGGCTGTTGCACGGGCGAGATGGCTTGCGCACACGGTCGCCTGCACACCTATAGGACCGGGGTCGTCCGCAGGTGGGCTGCCTGGTGCTCTACCGCCACCACCGCCGCCCCCACCACCGCCACCACCAATACCGGGCGTAGGTCCGCCAGACCCGTCTGGGTCGGGGTCCGGGGTTTCGCAGTCCGTGCAGTCTGTATATGGGAACGGACCTGTATATTCATGGATATTATTGCCATTTGGCAAACACACCAACGTGCCAGCGGGGTTGATAGACCAGCAGTTTTGTTGATCGCTAGGCCACGGTGTAACAGTACCAACAGGCCAGCTTCCCGTACCCGCATCGCTGCCGTACCTAAAAACGCTTGTGCTTGCCGGTAGGTTGTCGGTGTGGACGAATACCCTAATGTTCGCAATGTTGCCAGCGCACTTGGTCGCTTCGATATAGTCTCTACATTTACAGCGGTGCGGGTGATTCATCAGCAAGGCGGTCCGTCTGCGTTGTTGCTGGCTTCAAATGTGTACGCCGTGGCCAAGGTCACGCAATCAATCTCTTCGGTCATCGTTACAATCCCCGGTCCTATAGGCTGAATAGTCCAGTTCGGCGGCAAGTTGTCTACATTGATCCCGCAGCCCTGCACGCCAGTCGCGGTGTTTTTGGCCTCCATGTCGTTGTAAGCTGTTCCGGTGCGACCGCCGGGTAATGTTGAGTAGGTCCCCAGTGTGTCGTACTTAACTTCGGCGAAGCTATAAGACCATCGGTTGGGCGCGATGCTTGTTGAGCCGGTGACTTCGGCTTTGAATGTAACTATTGATGCTTGTGATTTTCGGCGCCGAAATATGCTTTGATCGCGAGCAGAAACAACCCGTCCCGACCCATGGTTGCCAATCAACACTCCTGGGCCACCGCGCGTTAGATCGGGCATTGCCTGATTGATTGCATCTACTAAAAGATTGAGGTCTTCGGCGGTAAGCTGTTGACCTGGTCGGAATGTTGGCAGGCGAATCATGGGTGTCCAGTTTGATTTCTAGTTTTCTGACTTATCGGATCACGGTTATTGCCAATCAAAAATCATCGTTGAAGTCTCTTTCGGGTGCATATTGCACCACAACCATCCCACCGTTGGTTCCTAAGGCGACGTCTGGTGGTGGTCGGTTAGTGTCTACATCGATAAATACGAGCGTGGTGTCGTTATCCCAAGTCTGGTCGTCTTTCTCAAAACGGAAAAACAACTTGTACAGAGCGGGGGAGACGGAGTTATCAAGCAAATCAAAAGTTGCCGTTGTGCACTTCCAAGTACGAGGTTCGCCGTTTTTCCAAGTAACGGAATTTACATGCCCTGCGTAAGACTCTGTGATTGCTCCGGGCGAGTTGGTGGCCACCGTTATTTCGGCTTCTATGGATGACATTGGCACGAGCACATTGATCATTCCGCCCTGTGTTTCAACTGCCCCGTCCCTCGGCGTCTCGCCATCGGCCATATTTCCTGCGGCACCAGCCGGCCACTGATAACTAACGCTCAGCGGCAACCCGCTGCGATCTCGGTTAGTTTGGATCTGCTTGAGCGTGGTTCCGCCGCGAAGAGTCGGCGTTCCTCCATTCTGCGTAGACTCTTCCCTTCTTACATAGTTTAAGTCCACCAGCGCGGATGTCATCGAGGTATCATTGTTGGCCAATACTGATCTTGAATCGAGAAAAAGTTTACTGCCACCAACAATGATGGCTGATCCTGAAGAAGGCACCGCTGGAGCCTGCAAAACTTGCTGAACGAAAGATAGCGGGCTTGTTGACGTCAGTCCTTTAGCACGTCCGCGCCTAACAAGTCGCTCAAGACGCCCCTTGCGCTCTTCAGCCGACAAATCCCGAATGTCTGTAAATGTGATAGCCATCAGCTTGACCCTAATACGGCTGCTTTTGGATTTCGTGTGTTCGAATCAATGCGCCTAAGAACTTCTAGTTGATCCTGTTGAATTCTTGGGGCGTTTTCGCTGGCGGCAAACCTCGTTGCACTGACCTGCTGCGCCGAAACAAAACGCTCTTCTTCCTGTTTGACTTCTTCTTCTTTACTGGCAGCCTTGATCATTTCTTCCCGCAAGGTCTCCAAGGCTTCTATCAAGGCGGTGTTACCGTCAAGCTCGGCCTCTAAAGCCCGGGAATCGAATTGTCGATTGATCGAAGCAATATCTGCCGCTTGGTTGTTACCTTCGGACCTGAGACGGGCTTCCTCTGCCTGTCCGTAAATCATGTCGATTTCGTGTTGTCTACGAATCTCGTCTTCGATCTCTTGCTTGGCCTGTTCATCGCGAATTTCAGCGCGACGGGCAACCTCCTCAGCCTCCCTTTGATCAATCATTTTCAGACGAGCGTTGTATCTGTCGTTGATTGCGGAAACTTCTTCCTGTGTTTGTGCTCTTTCGATCTCAGAAAAACGAGATTGCTGAACACGCAAGCGCTGCGCACGAAAGTCATCGCCCGATAGCATGGCCTCAACAATGCCAGCTTCGGATTGTGCATTTTTGATTCTCCGATCTTCATCCTCTTTTCTTGCTTCACGTTGTTGGGCTGCAAGGATGTCTTCTTCAATCTGCTGTTGTTTCGCCTGCGCAATCAAAACCTGATTGAGCTGTGCCCGTTTTTCAAGATCAGACAGGCGATTTTTTTCGATAATTGCAAGAGCGTTGTGCGTCTGATGCATTATGGCTTCTTGCCTCGCCGTCCTTTCAGCTAATGGCAGTTCCTTGTCATCCATAGACCTGAGCTTTGCCAGTTCCTCGGACTGTTTTTTATTAATCGATTTGACCATGGCGTCGTATTGGCGCTCTAAGTCTTCAGTATCAAATCCGGCCTGAAGGGTTACTCTTTCCAAATTATTTGTAGCACTATCAATCGCAAGCCTGCGGTCTGTATTTTCCACAGAAACAAAGCTGGAGTCGGTGATGGACTTATTGGTCATCATTGCCAATGTCGCTTCAGCTCTAGCGTTCATGACGCGGAGTCGCTCGTTGACTTCATCAATTTCGTCGGCGATCTGCCCAAAAGCCACGCCAGATTCCCCCATTCCAAGAAAACGACTCATGGCCCATACTGCGCCGTTACCAACACTCTGCAGCGCGGACGTAACTTGACCGAGTAGTCTCAGGTTGATAGTCCCGTCCTCATTAGCTTTGATGAGAACCTGGTCAAGAACTTGATAGTCTTTAGAGACAGCCTTTACAGCAAAAGATGCGAGCCCGCCGACGATCGGAACTCGACCCAGCGCATTAATAAATAAGTCCATTTTGGCGCGGGTGCCATCAAGCTCATCAAAAGCGTTCTTTACACGGCCAACGCTTTGATTGAGCTCATTCATCGCGCGTGCTGTGATCAACACGCCAGCCGCAAGGCCAATGGGGCCCAAGAAGCGGACGGTCAGAGCAAGGGTTCTGTTGAGTAGCTGCCCTATACGGCGAGCCAGCATAGCTTTCCCCGCAACTGTTGATATTGCGCCTGCAAGACCTAGTATGGTCCCAGACAAACTAAACGTGCTTTCGCTAGCTTCGTCAGCACCCTTCTTGATTGGTTGAAATGATTGGTTGAATGACTGTTGAACAACAATGGCGTTATCAGCCATGCGCTTCGATGATTCTCTTACCGTGTTCTCTGCGTCAAGCAATTGCTGATCCAGCTCGTCGAGGCGGACAGTTAGCCGGACATCACCCTCGTAAAACGTTTCTGCCATAAAGACTCTCGTTCATAACGATCTTGCGTTACTCGTATCGCGTCTTCCTCGTCGCCGCGCTCTAACACTTGGTACTCAGCGATCCACCTGAGGGTGTTGTTCCATGCTGCAGGCGTCATCTCCCAAGGATCGCCAAGTCCAGGGCATTTCATTGCGATCAATGCGGCTTCTGCGATGTAGTCTCTGTAGTAGGGTCCGGGCGCTGCTCACCCTCCAGATCAGAGTTGCCTTCGTCATCGGGAACTTCACCAGAGATAAGGCTTTCGCCGGTAACGACTCCCGCAGCTGTCGCCAGTTGAATGATGCTGCCCCATCCCTTGACATCTTGTTTTGATTCACCCGATGACTTGGCTAAAACAGCTATAGAGCCATCAATAGTGGAAGCCCACCGATGCACTTCAAAACATGAAATAAACGGCTTATGATCATCCTTTACCGGCATCTCGGAAATAAGCTCCGCAAACTGTCTGCGCGAAAGGCGCTTGAGCTTGCGAGGCTTGCCGCCGATGCTCGCAGTCATTTCACAACTAGATGCGCGCGCCATATCCATTATGCAGAAGTCTCATCCCATGTTTGTGATGGCTGGCCCTTGAACGCAAATTGGTATTCACCCTTTTGAAACGTGCCAGTGTCTCGGGTCGTGCCAAATCTTGTGATGTTGATAGTTCCGGTGTAATTGCATCCAGTCGTGTCGGTCAGAGTGCACGCAACCTCTTTGAAAGCCGAGGCATTGATGCCTCCACCCGCTTCTGTTGGTAGCGGCGCGGTGTCCGTGTCGTCATACTCAATTGTGCCGCGAAAAGACCCCCGTCCGCGGAAGCTTGTAATTTCATGGTCTTCCCATTCGCTTTCGAACGTTCGGTCAGTTGCTTCGCCTGTCTCAATGTTCATTGACCATGAATCCAAATTTACATTGAATCCCGGGGCATCAATTGCGCCTTCGGTTCCGCCAACAATTTTCTTCTTAGCCATGGCTATGCTCCTGCGGTTTTACGACGGCGTCCGAACCGTCTGGTTGAATAATTTGATCGGGATTAGGCCAGAGGCCTGAAAGCTGACGCGAGTGTGTGTCCTTGTTCTCTGGCGCCTTGGCGTTTGCGTCCCAACGAACACCTTCAACGAATGATTTGCGAATCGCCTTGCACAGCGCATTTATGGCCTCTGACTCTGTGGCCGCACTCGCCTTGATGTCGCAGTGAGGTGTGAATGCTTCAAATTCTTCACCCTTGATTCGTGTGCAAACGGTGGTTTTCATAGCGATCCCATGATTTTGTATACCGATCGAACTCGGTAATAGTTGTCTTCTTTGAATGGGTGGCCGGCTTGCACGGCCACGAAGTCAATTTGCTGATATCCCGTAGCTGTCAATCTGGCACGATCGAGCCGGGATCTTGCCGCCCGCTCGATTTCGTTTACCTTTGCGCCGTCTGCTCTGTCGCCGTAAACATCAAGCTGCAGTCGAGCGTTTTCCGTGGACGCCCCGGCCAACTGCATGCCAAGATCATTACCAACGAGCGCAAGTCTGATTGCTGGGAGCTCGGCATCTTTTGGCAACTGCTCCGAGTAGATGCGCCCTCCCGTGAGCGCGTTTGCAGATTCCGACAAAGAATCAGCTTTCAAGTGGTCGATTGTTGCTTGGTAAAGGGGGTGGGTTTCAGGCATCGTCTCCCCCTTTCCCGTTCAACGCATCGACCACATTCTGTTTCCCGTCACCTATGGTCGCAGGCGCCAAGAACGGTCTAGGCTGCATGCGCGCGGTTCCACCTTCAAGGAATCGACCGTAAAACTCGGTTGTCCCTGCTTGGGTTTGCAGTACCCCATCATCGCTGACTACCCGGCTCGAAATGGACCGCGATAGCCTGCCCGATTGGGTGACAGGCGGTTCTCCCGCAGAACTCGCTTGGTGACGCGCCTTGCCGTGCACCTCACCACTACCAGATCGCTCTAACGAAGCCTGGGCATTAGCCACAATGGCCCCGCCTGCAGCTTCCATTCGGCTGACAATGGTGATGGCTAAAGCGCGATCAAAGTTTGGGGTTCTCATGACATGACCTCCAACAAGGTCATACCGCTGTCCTGTCCAAGAATCTTCTTGATGGTTCGCCAACGCGCTGTACCGCCTTCAACGGCAGAGACAAGGAGCTGGCTTTCGTCAATATTGATTTCGGACGGGTTGATGCCATTGCTAGTGCTGTTTGCCACACGAACTTGGATAGGTGACTGACGCGTCCCGCTATACGGCGAGTCTTGGTCGTCTTGAGCAGGATTGCGCAAAACGATGGCGTCCACATCGCGAGCATCACTCGACTGGCTTACGCGAAACTGAACGCCTGGCTCGTCGAAGTCGCCAAGAAAGATTGCGGCATCAAATGATAGGTCTAGCGTCACAATACACCTTCCGCGGTTTGGGGCTACGCCGAACACTTACCGGCTTGTCACGAGGCCGTTTAGCCGCCAGCGGGTGCGAGTTGAAGCCACACAGCAGTGTCGGATGTACCGGCCGAATCAGTGGCGCGGCCTGCATAGGCGTTGTTTGTGGCCGTGGCTGTTGCATTGCCGGTTGTTGCGTCACGATACACCTTGTCACCGACAGCAAAGCTCTCGCCGGCGCCGGTGTTTTTTGGCATTTCGACTTGGTGGCCGTATTCGACAGCACCTTCTTCGTTTTCAGTGATATCTGTGAGTACTTCACCGACCCACCCTTCTTCGCCGGACGCTTTGGATTTCAGGTCAATAAACTGACCCGAGGCATAGCCGCCAGATGGGGCGGTGACGGTGAGTTTCTGCCCGGTGGGGCCTTTGCGTGCATTAGCGGACATTTTGATGTCTCCTGCGTTTGTGTGTTTGTGTTACACATCACCCGCACGGGCGATGATCATTTTTGTGAATCAGACTGCTTCGGCGTTTCCTTCTTGGAGTCCTTAGCGGGCTGCGAGTCGGGGGTTTTTGGTTCGGTCACCTGCTTCGGCGTTTCCTTCTTGGAGTCCTTAGCGGGCTGTTCAACAATGCGACCATCCTGAAGCCTTGCAATGGCATGGCCTAGCTCCAGGGCTTCAAGGCCCTTTTCGGGAACCCATTCACCCCTTGCAATGTCGCCTTTACCAACAACAGCTCCTTGCTCAATTTTTGTTGATTCGATCGTGCAGCCATGACCTGCTACATACGTTTTCATAGTGTTTTTTCCTGGTTGTGTCGCTTCAGATCGGCTCACAAAAGGGCGAGCTGGGTGCGAGGTCCCAGCCCACCACTGGGCATCAGATTGATTAGACGCCAGAAGAACGAACCAGACCGCGGTGGTCGATGGCCTTGGCCTTGAAGGTGTGTCGGACCTTCATCTTGCGAGCATCGCTGTTGAATTCGTCTTCTTCTTCGACCACTGGCGTTTCTTCACCTTCAAGGAAGGCGACTTCAATGGTGTCTACGGCTGCAGGGGAAGCGGAGAGATACCACTGGGTGGTTGAGTTGGCGCTGAGGCGTGCGGTTTGCAAAACTTCCATCTTGTTTTGATGTGGGTTTGGCGTCGCATTGCTCAGCGATGGGTCCACAGGCGATCCAATAAGCTGCATGGCCGTGGTTTCAAGGTCAGAAGGAACAATGAGGAACGCTGCTTCGAGATCAAGCGGATCATTAGAACCCAATGATGTTTGCTTACGCATCAAAGCTTTGCCAGCGCCTAGCGATGAAACAGACAAAGAGCCGGTCGTGATGTTGGCATGAGCCGAACCAAACAAAGCGTTGCTGTCAGACAGAGCTTCGTTGAGGATCAAAATGTTGATCACTGCAGATTCAACTGCACGCATAGCTGCGATCCCCATACGCTGTGGAATTTTGTCAAAGGCATTGAGATCGTCATTGATCATGGCTTGACGCGTGAGCTTGAGGCCCGTACCAAGTGTCTGCAAAGCGTAGGATTCTTTACCGTCGCTCAGGCTCTTGAATTTGTAGTCATCCCCTTCCGGGATCACGTCAAGGTTTGAGACTTCAGACAGCTGCATTGGCTTGATGTCTTTGAAGTCAGGCGCGGTCACGGTTCGCGTAAACCGATCCCAGATGTGCGGAGCCATCTGGTATTCCTGACGAAGTCGCTTGCCCATCGTGTCCGACAGGATGGATGGGAAGTCTCCCGTTGATTGAGCCAAGTAGACACCGCTGAGTACGGACTGAAGCTTGGATCGCGACATCAGCAAAGAAGCAAGCTCCGTTCGGTTCAAGCGATCGGCCTCTCGGTAGCCCAGCGAAATCAAGTAACGGCGCCCCATTTCAATGAGGCTGTGACCGCGAAATTCACGAGCTCGATCGTGCGGCTTGCGCGTTTCGACCTTGTTGTTGGCAGACAAGACGATGCCCGCGTCGTCAAACTTCGCAAACGTCTTGACGCCTGCACGAAGCATGATGGCGTCTTGCACCGCCTCGTTGAGCGTGTCACGGTTCAGGTCTGCGCCAGCGTAGACTTGTTGGGATGATTGCATGTCTGCAGGGCTCCGTTTGAGAGTGCTGACAGCAGACAGAGCGATCTGTTCAATGGGCTTGTTGCTGTCGATTTGATCATTGATCCATGCTTGGTCATAACCGCAACGCAGGGCGATTCCGTGAATCTTGTTGGTTCGCTCACGATCAGCAGCAAGGGCAATCTGAACCTGTTGATTGACCAACTCTTGAGATCGTGCAGCTGATGCTGTCAGGCCGCTGGGGCTTTCATCTTTATCATCGCTGGGTTCAACTGCACCACTCACAGATTCAGCCGCATCGGCTGCAGCTTCAACGGCGGGGTCTTCTTTCAATGCGGCGAATTGTGCTTTCTGGTCATCAGACAGGGCTTCGATAAAATCTGCAGTTTGTTCGTCGGTTGCATCAAATGGCAGCCCGACGCCGCGTAAAAAGTCCTTTTGCTTCTCATTCATGGCGATTCCTTTCATCAGAGTGACGCCGGGTTTGACATTCAAAGCGGACAACATGCCCGCAGGGTTTGCTGCTGGCTCTCCAACCCAGTCGACTGCATCCAGCGTGTCGACACGGATGGCGATTCCTGTTTCAGATTCATTTGAAGGCTCAAACTGGGCATCAAAATCAGCGATGCTCAGCCCTGCGCTCGCCGGATCGTTTTCGGCAATATCCATCAAGGTGATTGCGTTTGTGCTTGATGGGTCATGAAAGTGCATATCACCCCGTACAGACATGCCAACAATGCGAGCATTTCTGATGTAACCCACACGTAGGTTGATGTCGTCGAGACCCGATACCTCGGGGTGAGTTAAGCGGGACTTGATGCCGGTTTCGCTTGCGTTGATTGCTCCCGCGACCTGTTGAAGGGTCACGCCATCTACGCCAACGGGACCTTTGCCGTTGGCGCTGGTCTTAGTGGTACCCGCCGTGATCACCGCCACGTTGCGGATAACGCCAGCCTCACGGTCAACCTCAATTTGAGAGTCCATCATCGTGCGTAGCAACAGCTCAGGCATCGACAGCCTCCGTTTCAGATTCGGTAGGGGTTGCCGAGTCTGGGCTCGGGTTCTCGCGACCATCAGATTCCTGCTCGGTCAAGAAATCGAGCGTCCCATCTGATTGGATTTCCCTGTCTATTTCTTGGAGGCTTCGACCAAGCAGGTTGGCTTGCTCTGTTCGCGAGGTGAGTCCTAATCTCATCTGGCGCTCAATGCCCTTGCCTTGCTGCTCTGGATCAACCCATTCAAATCCTTGTCCCATCCACGGCAAACGTGGTTCTGGGCCACCCAAGAAATAATCTCCAGACTTTTCGTAGTTCACCGAAGCCCAGATGAAATACCAATCTGAAAAAACTGGGCGGCACAATCCATTCGTTCCAAGACGGATTAGTGGATTGAACTCGCGACGGTCTTCAATGTTTTCTTGCCTTTTGCTGCCAAATGTTCCACTATCAAAGTCGCGTGCGATCTGGCTATAGCTAATACCAACACCTGCCGCAATGGCCTTCAGTTGTGTTCTAACAAACGGATCGTAAGTGTTGCCTGGGCGCTGTGGAGTAAATTGCGTCACCTCCTCATCTTCATTGAGGTAGGCAACATTGAGTCCATCAAGTTCTAACGGATCGCCCTCATCGTCGTTGCCCTTGATCAGCAAGCCTATGCTTGCCTCAGCGCGGGCGACACGCAATTGAGCGGCGTCATACTCGGCCAAGTCACGCAGGCGGCGAAGAACGGGAGCCAGCCGGCTAATGCCGTGACTTTGGCGAACTCGCTCCGGATCATAAAAATGCGTCACCATCGAAGCCGGAATGCGAATCGTGTCCATCAAAATGGGGGCAGGGCGGCTCAAGCCCCGGATATCGTGTGGATGGTCTCGATAGAAGTGGTAAGCAACAGCCTTACCGTTTTCGTCGATCTCAATTCCGTTGCGAACCTCGTTTTTGGTTGACTCTTCTTGAATCTTGTACCTATCAAGCTGCTCATACTCGAAGCATTGAAGCTTTAGATATCGATTCGCACCACTACCCATAATCCAGCGAACTACAAAAGCCTCGCCCACTACGACCAATTCCCCGATAGCCCACTGTTGGATAGCGATTAAATCTCGTTTTCCCTCAATGTCCACCCGCTGGGGGTCCTCAGACCAACTTTTCCAGTCTTCGGCAAACGGCTGCCCGTCACAACTCATGGTGATGCCCGTGCCGATTACATTGCGCTTGAACGCCCGAACAATGCTTTTTCCCCACGCATCATCTCTGACCACCTGACGCGCTCTAGCATTTAGCCGAGGAAGGTCAGCAACGATCTCAGAATCAGCTGATGTAGCGGGTGCTCGCCAATCTCTCGTGAAGCGGTTCTGCTCGGCTGCGCGGTGCACCGACATGGCTGCAGCACGACGCATGCGAGCCGCTTTGCGTTTATTGCGAAGCACTTCAAGTTTTAAGCGAGCCTCTTCCTTGGCTACTTGGGCTTGCGCCTCTAAAGCGAGCTCAGCTTGTGTTCGTCGCTTGGCCATCAAGTTCCCCGTGCAAATCCGATTTTGCCAAATCGTGTTCCGCGACCTATCCTCGACATTTCGTTGATTGTTAATCTCTCAAGATCGAATAGCTCTTGAAGCGAAAATGAAGATAGGCTACGTCCGTCAATGGAGTAACTATTAACCGATCTGGCTAATGTTCCATTGATGGCTGACTGAATCAAATCCAGCCTTTGCTGTAGAACGGATTTTCGTTGAATTGCCGACACGTTCACATGATCGGCTTTAGTAGATTAGTTTGATAGACGCTGGATGCTACTGAATAGCGTCAAGGGAAAAGATTTTCCGACCACGGTCCAGTGGATTGCCTTCGTTTCTTCTTTGGTCTATCGATCGCGTCACGAATAGAGATGTGCTGAAAAGTGTGTCCGCATTCTGAGCATCGCCGGAACTGTTTTTGAGCATGGCACAGCACGCCGCCGTGCTCTAATCCTCCATTTATAGGATGAGTCGAATACGTCTTCGTGTCGGACGATCCACACTCGGGGCATCGGGGTCGAACTGTAACCGACGAAGGGTTCATGCCCATGCCCCCGTTGGTTTTCTACGCTTCTTGGATTTGCGTTTGGGAGTTTGCTGGCCTGTAGAAGATATGCCCAAGGTAGACGCCGCAACCATGCACCCAACGGCGCAGTCGAAAAAGTGGTTGTCGCCGCCGGGAGGGTTTTTCCAAACGATTAGCTCTCTACCGTTAGCTTCATCTGTCTTTGCAGCCTCGATTGAGAGATGGTCGGAAAACATTTTGTGAGTATTTGTCGACGCGTTATATAGAGAAATCGCTCCCGGGTCACCAATGGCGCTTGCAAGCCCATTGTGAAAATGTGATTTCCAGTAGTTTGTGTCTATGGTTAGCTCGCGAACGCCATGATTGCTTATGGTCTTCCATCGCCAGTGTGTCCCGTATACGTCCCCTCGATCTTTACGCCACTCCGACATGGGGCGGCTTGAAGCTTTGAGGCCGTGCCCCCTAGATGGGTTTACGACTGCGGTGTGTGTCGTGTCTCTGCAAGCCTGATAGATCACTTTTTCGCCGAGCTGATAACCAGCGTCAATTAATAGCTGGCGAATGCTGTATTGAGCGCCATCAGCCCCGTCATATTTTCGACTACAAAGCAGATTTATCGTATCGATTGCACCTTGATACATTTGACCACCAAGGTCTGCGTCTTCATAGACATTATCCAGTCCGGGGTTGGCATCGGTATGGTGGAAATACGGCTTGATTTGATTGGGGGTTGAGCCGTAATCAATGACAGCGCCCGTAAAACCATCCCCCCACGCCATGACTGCGTAGTAGAGGATACGGTCGTGGACATCTATAAAGGCCGTGAGGGCATGCAGGCCAACGGGTACGACATACCGAGTGTTACCGGTGATTTTTGACGCGATCTGATCAGCGTTAAGTTTTTTGGCATCTTGTCGACTAACAAGAGGATCGTTTTGATACTCGGCCATAAAACTTTCTTCATCGCTGAAGTAAAGATGCATAGCTTCTTGAATGGCCGATATGGC